GCATGGAGGAGGTCCCGGTCATCTCGCTGGACCACCTGGACGACGAGGGGCGTAGGGCCTACACCCTCGCACACAACAAGCTCACCATGAACACCGACTTTGACGCCCTGCTGCTCGACTCGGAGCTGGACGCGATAGAGGGCCTCGACATGGCCGAGTTCGGCTTCGAGGTGGATGACGTGGGCGTGGCGGCGAGCCACGAGCCACAGGAGGGCGTGACCGTGACGGTCAGGTTCCCCGACCGCGAGTCCTACGAGGGGCACCGGGTGGCGTTCTCCGAGATGGAGGAGGGCGGCGCGGCGGTGGCCGTGGCGGGCGCGTCGTGATGGGGCTCAGATGAACGACGCCAACCTCAGACGCGGCGGCAGCGTCGAGACTGAGTTCCGAAGCGGCCGAGAAGCGGTCGATAGCGGACGTTTGGGCGGCATAGCATCCGGCAAGGCCCGCAGGGCCAAGCGCGACATGGCCAAGCTGGCCTCCATGATGCTGGACCAGAGGCTCACGGGCAAGACGGCCCAGCAGGTGGGGGCGCTCTTCCCCGACCTCGGGGAGGATGCCACCATGGCCGCGCAGGTGGTGGCGGGCACCATCAACGCCGCCGCCAAGGGCAACGTGAGGGCCGCCCGCTACCTGGACGAGCTGGCGGAGAGGGAGAGGGGCCGTGAGGCCCGCCGGGAGGTGTGGCGCATGGACCCCATGGACCTCACCACCGACATGATCGCGCCGTACCGGGCAATCCACCAGTTCTTCGACGGTGAGCTGGACCTGGGGGACGTGGTGCTGAGGGGTGGCCGAGGCGGGGCCAAGTCCTCGTTCGCCGCCCAGGTAGCGCTCGAGGTCATGGAGCAGGACCCCCACGCCAACGTGGTCTACGGCAGGCGCTACGCCGTGGACCTGCGCCACACCGTCTACGCCTCCTTCGTGAGGCTGCTCAACGAGAAGGGCATGGCGGGGGAGTGGGACCTCACCACCTCGCCCATGAGGGCCACGCGCCGGGAGACCGGCACCGCCGTCTACTTCTTCGGCATGGACAAGGCCGAGGAGCTGAAGTCCTTCGTCCCGGAGGTCGGCTACGTCAAGCTGCTCCTGTTCGAGGAGGCCGACGAGATGATGGGGGACGAGCAGATGGACTCCGCCGCCGACACCTTTCTCAGGGCCAACGGCCACGAGGGCGCCCGGCAGCTCCGCATGAAGGTGTTCAACCCGCCCGCCTCCCGCAACAACTTCATGAACGAGTGGTGCGCCCAGCACGTGGGGGACCCCTCCTCCCGCATCTTCGACTTCAGCTACCTCAACGTGCCCCCCGAGTGGCTGGGCGAGGCCTTCCTCGACCGCGCCGCGAGGGCCAAGGCCGAGCGCCCCGAGTGGTACCGGAACAACTACCTCGGGGAGGTCACGGGCGAGGGCGGCGAGCTGTTCACGAACGTGGTCGAGAGGCGTCTGGCGGACGACGAGGTGTGGGAGCTGCTGGGCCGCAGCTGGCAGGGGCTGGACTTCGGCTACGAGCACCCCATGGCCTACGTGCGGGTGGCCTACGACCCGGAGAGGGACGAGGTGGTGGCGCTGGCCGAGCACGTGGAGCGCCACGCCCGCCTCGACGCCTTCATGGGCGGCGTGAGGGCGCTGGACGTGGATGGGCCGGGCGGCATGCGATACGAGGCCATGGGGAACGAGGTCATCTGCGACAGCGCGGAGCCGGACCGCATCCGGGAGCTGCTGGACATGGGGTGGGACGCCGTGGCCTCGGTCAAGAGGTGGAAGGGCGGCGGCAGGGCCTATGCGTGGGACTGGCTCAGGACGCGCCGCTCCATCGTGGTGGACCCCTCCCGGACTCCCAACCTCGCGCACGAGCTGAGGACGCTCGAGTTCGAGAGGGTCCGCGGGGGCTTCACCAGCCGCTACCCCGACCTGGGGGAGGACTGCGTCATGGCCACGATCTACGCGCTCAACAGGGTAATCAGGAACGCCGGGGACGGCTACTAGGGAAAGGCACGCGCATGGGATTCCTAACGGCGGCACTGGACGAGATCACGAGGGACGTGGTGGGCGTGCGCCCACAGGAGAGGGGCAGGGGGCAGGCGTTCGCCGACCACCGCTCGCAGTCGACCACCTTCTCGGTGGAGGCCACCGTCTCCGACACGCTGGCCAACCTCGTCTGCTCGGGCTTCAAGCTCACGATACAGGGGGAGAGCGACCGCGCCCGGCGCATGGCCGAGGTGGCCGAGGACTTCTCCCAGTCGACGCTGGCGGACATGATGGCGCTTGCCTTCGTCACGGGTGACGCGCTGGTGGTCCCGGTGTGGTCCGGGAACGGCTTCAGGAACGTGGTGGTGGGCGGTGACGACTTCGTGATAGCCACCACCACCACGGGCACCCCCACCGCCGTGGCCTACCTCGTGGACGAGCGCGTGGAGGCGGGCGGGCGCTCCACCCAGCTCGTGCAGGTGATGAGCCTCGGGGAGTACGAGAGCGTGGGCGGCGCCACGGGCACCGGCTGCCACTACACCCTCCACGTGATGAGGGACGGGCGCCCGACGCGAGACAGGCCCGCGGACGTGCCGGGCTGGGACGGGTACGACGCGGACTGGTGGGTGCCCAACGTGGACCGCCTCCTGCTGGGCCGCTACCGCTGCCCGCAGCGCGACAAGCGCCACCCCAACGGGGCCTACGGCGTGCCCCTGTGCTACGGGGCCTCGCAGCCCATCCGCGAGATCCACTACCTGCTGGACCAGCTGCACAACGAGTTCGAGCTGAGCGAGAAGGCCGTGGTGGCGGACAAGGCAATGTTCACGCGAGACAGGGACGGGAGCCTGAACCTCCCCCGCGGCAGGGAGCGCCTCTTCATGGCCACCCGCGGCGGCTCGGTGGACGGCAACTCCATAACGCAGTGGGCGCCCACCATCCAGGCCCAGCCCTACCTGGACGCCCTCGAGGTGCAGAAGCGCGAGGTGGAGAGGTGCGTGGGCGTGGACTCCGGCATCATCTCCACCCCCAACGACAGCAACTACCAGAACGTGGACAACGTGAGGAAGAGCACGCGCAACACCCAGGCCTTCGTGAACAGGGCGAGGGGCGTGGCCGACCAGACCATGGACGACCTCCTGTACGCCTGGGACATGCTCATGAACTTCCACGGCCTGCCCACCGGGGACTACGCCCGCGACCGCGACTGGTCCGACGAGTACATCGAGAGCTTCGCCGACAAGCGCGAGGCCCTCGTGGCTGGCTACTCCATGGGGGCCACGGACGCCTACGACTACCGCCTGTTCGTGCTGGGCGAGGCGCCCGAGGTGGCGTCCCAGCGCGTGGCCGAGATAGCAGCGTCCCGCAGGGTGACGGTCCTCGATGAGTAGGGACCAGGCGGACCCCGAGACCATGGAGGAGGCCGCGCTGCCCCTCCTGAGGCTCTCTGAGGCCCTCTGCGCCTCGATATACGTCTGGATGGGCAAGGGGGCCAGGGAGGCCGCGTCCGGGCCGTGGAGCGCCGTACAGGCCGCCATGGGCCTCACGTGGCTGGAGGGGACGATGGGGGCCTACGCCTCCACCGTCTCCGCCCTGTGCTCCGACCTCATGGGGGCGTGCGCCGTGGCGGGGGCCGCGTGGGCCGGGCCGCTGGCCGCCGGGGAGGGCGTGGAGCTGGCCGCCACCACCCTCACCGCGACCGTGGACGCATCGGCGGCGGCGCTCGTGGAGGAGGTCACCCCCACCCTCTCCCGGCTCCGCCTGAGGCTCACGGACAAGCGGAGCGTGCCGATAGAGACGGCCTACCGGGAGCTGCTCGGGGAGGCCCACTCCATGGTCATGGGCGGGGCCACCGAGGACGCCGCCATACGGAAGGTGCTGGACCAGCTGCTCACCCGAGGGGGCGTGAGGCTCGAGAGGGACGGGCGCTCATACGACCTCTACGGCTACACCAGACAGAGGGTCATGGAGGCGTGGAGGAGCGAGGCGCAGGCCGAGAGGGACCGGGTGGGGCGGGAGCTGGGGCTGGACGGCGTGGAGGTGTCGGCCCACTGGAACTGCGCGCCGGACCACCAGCCGTACCAGGGCCGCGTCTACTCCCGCGTGGAGATGGCCGCGATAAACGCCACCCTCGAGCGCCCGATAGGGAGGGGCGTCATGAACTGCCGCCACATCCTCACCCCATGCCACGCAGACTCCGAGCCGTCCTACTCCGCGAGGGAGCGCGAGGCGTTCGAGGCCGAGGCCAACGCCGAGGTGACGGTGATGGGCAACAGGATGACCCGCTACGAGGCCACCCAGTGGCAGAGGCGGCAGGAGAGGCTCGTCAGGGAGTCCAAGGTCAACGCCATGTCCGCGAGGGCAGCCGGGGACGGGGAGCTGGCCGAGAGGTGGGACGGCGTGGGAAAGAGGGCCATGGCCCGCTACGAGGTGGGCAGCGACCAGGCGGGCCTGAGGGTGGACCACCGGAGGACCACCGTGGGGCTGCTCGGATAGCGCAAGCACCACACTGGGAGCGCCGCCCGCAAGGTCGTACCATGCAGGGAGCCAAGGGCATGGGGGGCCTCACCCCCGTCCACTCACCGGCGCTGGGAGCGCCTAAAAAGACCCCGGAGAGGACTGGCTGGTAGACGTGAAGGACATCCGCGCGATCGTCACCGAGATGGGACTCCAGCTCACCGACGAGCAGCTCGACGCCATGGAGAAGATGGTGCGCGAGGGCTACGTGACCCGGAACGAGCTGGAGGAGAAGAAGGCCCGCATCACCAGCCTCACCGAGCAGGTCAAGGCGCTCGGGGAGCAGGTGCAGGGGGCCGGTGCGGACGCCGAGAAGGTCAAGGCCCTGCAGGAGCAGGTCGAGGCCTTCGAGCGTGCCGAGCAGGAGCGCAGGGAGCGCGAGGAGGAGCGCAAGGCCCTCGAGGCGTGGACCCCGCAGCTCGACAAGGCCATCGGCAGCCGCACGTTCGCAAACTCGGTGACCGAGGAGGCCGTGCGCTCACGCGCATGGGCCACCCACCGCGCCAACCCCGACATGGGGGCGGAGGCCGTGCTGGCCGCCGCCATCGGGGACTCGGACGGCATCTGGGCCAACGCCCAGGCCGACCCCAAGGGGATGCCCCTCCCGTCAGGCAACGACGACCAGGCGGGACTCCGGGACTTCGCGGCGCAGCTCTTCGGCCGCTCCAAGTAGCACCGGGGGACCGCCCGAAAAGGGAAAGGTCCCAACATGGCAATCATCACCACCGGCTCCATCCAGCTCCCCAACAAGATGGCCGCGGGCATCATCTCCAAGATCCGCGAGCAGTCCGTCATCGCCCGCCTCGCCCCCGCGACGGCCGGCACCTCGCTCCTCAACGACCAGTACAACCTCATCACCACCGAGCCCGAGCTCGAGTTCGTGGGTGAGGCCGGCGCGAAGGCCGAGACCGACTTCGCCGTGACCCCGAAGATCACGGGCCGCTACAAGGCCGTCGGCACCATCCGCTTCTCCGACGAGGTCCTGCTGGCCTCCGACGAGGAGCAGATCGGCCTGCTCGAGGGCGCCACCGACGCCATGGCCGCCGCGGGCGCGCGCGCCCTGGACTACGGCATCTTCCACGCCAAGTCCCCCAAGAGCGGCGGCGCCATCACCGGCGCCACCTCGCTCGTCTCCGGCGCGACCGCCGTCACCGCCACCGCCGACCCGACCGCCGACATGGACGGCATGCCCGACGCCATCATCGCCGCGGGCTACAACGTCACGGGCGTGGGCCTCGCCCCCACCTTCGCCAACCAGCTCCGCAAGGTCCGCTCCGACTCCGGCGCCAAGGTCTTCCCCGACCTCCCGCTGGACGTGACCGCCGACGCCGACGTGGACGGCATCCGCGCCGCCATCTCCTCGACCGTCAACGGCGCCCGCATCACCCCCGCCACCGGCATCAAGGCCATCATGGGCGACTACTCGCTCGTGAAGTGGGGCATCGTGCGCGAGATCCGCGCCAAGCTCATCGAGGCGGGCGACCCCGACAACACGGGCCGCGACCTCGCGGGCCACAACGAGGTGGCGCTGCGCTACGAGGTCATCTACAAGTGGGTCGTGCTCGACCCGCAGGGCTTCTCGGTGCTCTCGTAGCCATGGCGTACCTCGACTGGGAGACATACGTCGAGGTCGGTGGGGGGGAGGTCTCCCAGGAGGCCTTCCCCGTGGCCGAGGCGTGGGCCGAGGCCATGCTGGACCTCTGGACGCTGGACCGGCTCCACGTGGTGGACTGGTCCGCGTGGGAGGACCGGGTCCACCTCGTCATGGCGCGGCTCGTGGACTCCCGCGAGGCCGTCATGGCCGAGGAGGGCGGCACCCCGCTCCAGTCCTTCTCCAACGGGCAGGACTCCTACACCTTCGCCGAGCCGCTCATGAACGTGGCGCTGGGCGGGTGCTACGGGTACGCCGTCGACCTGCTCCCGGTGGACCTCATGAGCGCGTGCGCGCGCTGGAACCACGCCGGGGGCGCGTCATGAGGGCCGACGTGGCGGGCCGCATGACCGAGGCCGTGACCGTCGTGCACCGCGCCGAGGGGCTGGACCTGTGGACCTCGAGGACCGTGGAGGGCAGCTGGCAGGTGCGCCGCGTGGCCTCCGTGGGGGCAGACGGCACCACCCAGTGGGTGGACAGGCTCACCGTGCAGGTGCCGCAGGACCAGGGGGACGTGGCCGTGGCCCTCGGGGACTGGCTGGTGAGGGGGGCGCTCTCAGCCTCCGGCCTCACCACCTCCGAGCTGCGACCGCTGCTGCCCGAGGGGTCCCGCAGGGTCGGCACCATCCGCGACCTGAGGGGCGGCCTCTCCGGCATCTCCGGCCCCGTCACCCGCTACGCCTCGGCGCTCGTGCTGGAGGCGGTCTAGGTGTGGGGCGCCAAGGTCGTGGAGGCTGGCTTCGCCAAGGCCCGGGAGGCGCTCTCCATGGAGTCCTCCGGGATGAGGGTGGGCATGGCCGCCCTGCGCGGCATGCAGCGCCTGGTCCCCGTGGACACCTTCGCCCTGAGGGCGGGCGCCTACGCGGGGCCGATGGAGGTCAACTACTCCCGCGGCCCGGCCTCCTCCTACGCCTCATACGTGTACGGGAAGAGGGACAAGGCCCACGCCCGCACGCCGGGGACCACCCTCGACTGGCCGGGGGCCTACGAGTCCTCGGGCGCCCGGGAGGTAGTTGACGAGATGGTGAGGGTCATCAATGAGTGCGACTAGCGCGTCCGGCGCCATATGGGAGTGGGTGCTGGCCGACTGGCCGGGCACCCGCCTGAACGCGGTGGTGGAGCGTGACGGGGACCGCTCGCTGGTGACCTCCACCGCCTCCACCGTCCGCGAGTTCATCGACGGGGGGCGGGACGTGCGGCAGGACGTGGCGCTCGTCCTCATGGCCCCGTGGTCCGAGGGGCCGGACGGCCTCAACGCGGAGGCCCTCGCCACGGGCGAGGCGTGGCTGACGTGGCTGGCCTCCTCCGAGCCTGAGGGCCTCGACGTGGTCGAGGTGCGCCCCAACGACGAGGAGCCGGTGCTGGTGCAGGTCACCGCGGACGGCACCTCCGCCAAGTACCAGTTCCAGGCCTACGTGACCTATCACAAGGAAAGGGGGGCCTAATGGCCCGACTCAAGCGAAACGTGTTCGTCCCTCTGGTGGACGTCAACCTCGGCGCCGGCACCGCCAGCTGGAAGCCCATCGACCTGTCCACCATCTTCGAGCTGTCGTGGAACCCGCAGGAGGAGACGTACTCCTACATCTGCTACGCCAACGACTCCACCGAGGTGACCTCCTACCAGCCCGAGCTGCCGCAGGAGATCGTGCTGGACAACGAGAACCCCATCTACACCTTCTTCAAGGACCTGTTCATGACCTTCCCGGTCGGCTCCGGCCTCAAGGTCCCGGTGCTCATCGCCATGCCGGACGACGACACGGGCCTGCCCACGGACGGCTGGAAGTGGGCGGACGCCATCGCCTCGCCCGGCTCCCTCAACTCCGTGGACGGCAAGCTCTCGTTCACGCTCAAGCTCAACGGGGACCCGGTCACGGGCACCGTGTCGGGCATCGGCACCGGCACCGTCACCTTCACCTAGGGGGGAGTAGGCCATGGAGTGGGCGGGACATGAGCTTCCCAAGATGACGCTCGACCTCCAGCGGAAGAGGGAGGCCGTGCAGGGTGACGGCGAGGCGCGCTACAAGGCCATGTGGGCCTTCCTGAGCGCATGTCTGGGTGACGCCCTCACCGGGGCCGTGGACGGTGACAGGCTGGCCTCCTGCGACCTCGTGGCGCTCGAGACGGCCTTCACCGAGGTGTGCGCGGCATACGACGCGCCCATCCGCGAGGCCCAGCGCAGGGACGTGGAGGAGGCCCTCTCGGTGCTCTCCTCCATCGACCTCGAGGCCATCGCCAAGGTGGCCCAGCTCGCCCAGTCCCGGCAGGTCTTCAGGAACGTCCGTTGATAGACCTCGAGAGGCGGGGCCTGCCCGGGACGCTGGTGGTGGAGGGGGCCGAGGTCCCCGTGGACACCTCCTTCAGGGCGTGGCTCCGCTTCTCCCGCCTGCTCGGGGAGGGCGTGGCGTGGCCGGGGATATTCCCCGGCGGCGAGCCGGAGGGGGACTGGCTCCCGGCGGCGCTGGAGTTCCTCGCCTCCGAGAACCCCATACCGAGGGCCACGGGCGAGGGCGGCTCCCGCATCGACTGGACCGCGGACTCGGACTGGCTGGTGGCCGCCTTCATGCAGGCCTACGGCATCGACCTCACGGCCTGCGACATGCACTGGCACCTCTTCCTCGCGCTCGTGAGGGGCCTCCCGGCCTCCACCCGGCTCTCCGAGGTGCTGGGGCACAGGGCGTGGAGGAAGGACGGGCGCAAGGCTGACGCGATCCGGGAGGAGCTGAGGGCCATGTGGACCGTCCCCGACGGGGAGACGGACGACGAGGTGCTGGACCTCCAGAGGCAGTGGTTCGGGGGTGTTGGGTAAATGCCAGAGATAAAGGTCAAGATAACCGCGGAGAACGCCGACGCGGTAAGGAAGCTGGACGAGGTCGAGGAAAAGGGCAATGGGCTGGGATCCCGGCTCGGCGCCGCGTTCGGCACCATGGGCAAGGCCCTCGTGGCGGGGCTGGCGGCGGCTGGCGCGGCCATGGGCGCGATAGGCGCGCAGGCCTTCGAGGCCTACGGGGAGTTCGAGCAGCTCGCCGGGGGCATCGACACCCTGTTCGGGGACACCTCCGGCAAGGTGATGGAGAACGCCGCCAACGCCTTCCAGACGGCGGGCATGTCGGCCAACCAGTACATGGAGACGGTGACGGGCTTCTCCGCCTCCCTGCTCCAGTCGCTGGGCGGGGACACCGAGGCGGCGGCGGCCTACGCCGACATGGCGATAGTCGACATGAGCGACAACGCCAACAAGATGGGCACCTCCATGGAGTCCATCCAGAACGCCTACCAGGGCTTCGCAAAGCAGAACTACACCATGCTCGACAACCTGCGGCTGGGCTACGGCGGCACCAAGCAGGAGATGGAGCGGCTCCTGTCGGACGCCGAGGCCATCTCCGGCGTGCACTACGACATAGACTCCTACGCCGACGTGGTGGCGGCCATCCACGTCATCCAGGACGAGATGGGCATAGCCGGGACCACCGCCGAGGAGGCGGCTACCACCATCCAGGGGTCCATGGGCATGGTCTCGGCCTCGTGGGAGAACCTGCTGGTGGGCCTCGCCGACCCGGACGCGGACGTGGACGCGCTGGTGACCCAGTTCACCGACTCCCTCTCCACGCTCGTCACCGTGGCCACCCCGGTCATAGAGCAGATAGCCCAGTCCTTCGGCACCGCCCTCCCCATCATCGTCCCGCAGCTCCTACAGCTCGCCACCGGCATCATCACCACGCTGCTCCAGACGGTGCTAGAGCAGGCGCCCATGCTGGTGGAGTCCTTCGTGCAGGCCGTACAGATGGTCGTGGAGGCGCTCCCGGGCATGCTGCCCATGCTGGTGGAGGCTGCGGTGGCCCTCTTCCTCGGGCTGCTCACGGGCCTCACGGACGCCACCCCGGCCCTGCTCGACGGGGTGACGGTGGCCATCATCGCCATAATCAACCAGCTGCCGACGCTCATCCCGGCCATGGTGGCGGCGGCGGGGACGCTCTTCATGGCGATAGTCACCGCCATCGTCAACAACGGCCCCGCCATCCTCGCGGCCCTGAAAGACGCCATCAACCAGCTGCTCCAGATGGTGGCCGACTCCGGGACGAACATGCTGGTGGCCTTCGGCAACCTCATGACGAGCGCGCGGCAGGGCATCGCCAACGGGGCCGCGCAGCTGGGGACCGCCCTGCGCTCCGCCATCCAGAGGGCCGTGCAGGTTGTCCGCGGCATGGTCGGGCAGTTCATGCAGGCCGGGCGCAACCTCGTGGAGGGCATCGGGCGCGGCATCGTGAACGGCGCCTCCGCGGTGGTCAACGCCGCCAAGGACGCCGCCAAGAGGGCGCTCGACGCCGCCAAGTCCTTCCTCGGCATCCACTCCCCGTCCACCGTCTTCAGGGACCAGGTGGGCCGGATGATCGTGGCGGGCGCCGTGGAGGGCATCGAGGCCGGTGCGGGCCTCTTCGACGCGGCGGTGGGCCGCGCCTTCGCCTTCGACCTCTCAGGGGGCGGCATCGCCCTCCCGGGCATGGAGGCCCCGGGCATCGACATGGAGGCCATGGGCCGCGTGCTCGCCTCCTCCATCGACGGGCTGGCCGTGATGATGGACGGCCACGCGCTGGTGGGCCAGATAGTGACCGACGCGGGCAGGACCGCCCGCATGAACGGGGGGAGGTAGCCGATGGAGCAGGGGACCTACCTCGTCCTCAACGCCTCGAGCCTCAGGGCGCTCGACGTGGCGGGCGCCTCGGACAGGGCCGGGACCAACGTGCAGGTGTACGCGGTCAACCGCAGCGACGCCCAGATATGGGCCGTCACCGAGCAGGCGGGCGGCTGGCAGCTGCTCTGCTCCCTCACGGGGAAGTGCCTCGACGTGGCGGGCGGCTCCATCGCGGCAGGGACCAACGTGCAGCAGTGGAGCGACAACGACGGCAGGGCGCAGCGGTGGGCGTTCGAGGCCACCGGCTCCACGGTGACCTACCAGGGGACGGCCTACGACACCTTCTCCGTGCTCATCGCGGCGGACACCTCGCTGGGGCTGGCCGCCTCCGGCACCAACGCCGTGCTCTCGGCCACCCCCGCCGCGTGGGCCTTCGTCCCCGTCCCCGCGCTCACCGAGGGCGGCACCTACGAGCTGGTCCCCGCCGTCTCCGAGTCCCTGCGCGTCGACGTGTCGGGCGGCTCCAAGGCAAACGGGGCGAACCTCCAGGTGTGGAGCGCCAACGGCGGGAACGCCCAGAAGTTCGAGGCCTCCGTCGACGCCGACTCCCTCACGTGCGTGCTGGCCAACGTGGGCAGCGAGAAGGTCCTCGACATTGCGGGCGGCGCCGCCACCGCGAGGAGCGGCAGCAACGTCATCCAGTGGCAGGCCAACGGCGGCGAGAACCAGAGCTGGCTCCCGGTGCTCGACGGCACCATGAGGGTGAACGGGAACGACGTGCCCACCTACCAGATCCGCAGCGCGGCGGCCAACGGCCTCGCGCTCGACGTGGCCGGGGGCGGCACGGCGCTGAGGACGAACGTGCAGGTGTGGAGCGTCAACGGCTCCCTCGCCCAGCGCTTCGCCCTCGTCAAGACCGAGGTGCTCGGCACCTCCCTCCCGGCCCCCACCAAGCTCTCCCCGACGCTGGCGCACGGCGCCGGGACCGTCACCCTCACCCCCTCCTTCACCTGCACCGCCACGGCGTACCAGGCGCGCATGAGGCGCACGGCGCGCATGGCGGACGGCTCCACCGTGGTGGGGGAGTGGCAGAGCTGCGGGGACGGCTCCACGGCCCGCGACGGCTGGGGGGAGGCGTGGCTGCCCACCTTCGAGGTGGCCCGGGGCGGGGAGGTCACCATGCCCCTCACGCTCTCCGAGTCCCTCACGCCCTCCATGCCGAGGGTCGACTGGGAGGTGGAGGTCCGGGCCTTCTCCGACACCTACGGCCCCACATCCTCCAAGGCGCACGGCCCCTCTACCGTGACCACGCTCTCCCTCGTGCTCGACCCGACCGTCACGGTGGGGGACGTGACGCTCGACCTATCCGGGGACCCGGCCCTCGTGGTGCCGCTCTCCTCGGACGTGCCGATGGACGGGAACGTGGCCACGGTGATGCTCCACGACGCAGACGGGCTGCCGCTCATGGCCGGGCCGGTCCCCGCGACCGTGGCCCGCTCCGGCTCCGTGATGGTCCCCGTGGACATGCTCTGGGGCGTCCCGGCGAGCGGTGACGAGGTGACGGTGGCGTGGACGTGGCTCACCACGGACGGCGGCCTGTCCTCCGGCAGCGGGGCCGTCACGGCCTCCTACGGCACAGGCCCCACGGCAACCTTCGCGGACGGGCCGAACCTCACCGACGTGGTCACCACGGGCGCGGACGCCGTGTGGCTGCTCGTGCCGCACGGGGACGGCGCGGAGCTGGCGCCGATGCCCGGCGAGGGCGGCACCTTCCGCGTCTGCCCCCCGCTCAACGTCCCCTACACGGTGCTGGTGGCCTCGGATGCGGGCGTGAGGGCCTACGAGAGGCCCCCCAAGGCCTCCTCCGGCAACTGGTGGGTGTGGGGGCCGGGATGGGCCTACGCCGCCCACTTCGAGGCCCAGAGGGGCGGCAGGCCGTCCCAGACCATGGGCCACTCCCCGGACGTGGCGGTGCTGGCCACCTCGGGCAGGCGGCTGCCAATCGCCTCGGCCAACCCCTCCAAGGGACTGGACCTATCGGTGGCGGGCTACCTGCGCGGGGAGGGGCAGGCCGACTTCGAGGCGCTCGCCTCCGCCCTCGGGCGCGGCATGGTCCCCGTCTACCGCACCGCCCGCGGTGACTGGCACCGGGTGGCCGTCAAGGGCGTGGACCTCGGATGGGACCGCCCGACGGGCAACTCCCTGAGGGTGACGCAGGAGGCGGTGCAGCCATGATGTGGGAGGACACCGCCCACTCGTGGGAGGTCGTGGCGCAGGCCGTGGACCCGCACGACCCGGGCGCGGTGCTGGGCGAGGTCTCGGGGCTGGACCTCTCCGGGTGCTCGGTCACCGAGGGCTACTACACCGACACGAGGGTGAGCGCGGACGTGCGGACCATCGGGGAGGACGGCTGGCCCGACCTCTCCCGGATCCGGCTCACCCTGAGGGTCCCGGAGTGGGGCTGGTCCCGCGACCTCATAACCGGCTTCGTCACCGGCATCAAGCCATCCGAGAGGCAGGGGACCCGCCTCACCTCCTACGAGCTGGACTCCACCCTCTGGGCGCTCTCCGTGGACCTGCTGGACCACCGCGTGGTGGTCGGCTCCCAGGGGTCCGTGGTCACCGCCGCGGGGTCCCTGCTGGACTCCTGCGGCTTCGCCCACGACCTCTCCGGGGCGCAAGACCGCCTCGTGCAGTCGGCGGTGGTCTGGGAGCCGGGCAACGACCCGCTGGGCGTGCTCTTCGACATGTGCGGCCCCGACTCCCGGCTCGACGTGGACGGGCGGGGCGTGGTGACCATGAGGCGCTACGTTGCCCCCTCCATGAGGACCCCCCAGTACGACCTGGACCCCACCTCCCCGAGGACCCTGGTCCTCTCCGACCCCATAGAGGGGGAGCCGGGGGACCTCGACGTGCCGGGGAAGGTGGTGGCCGTGGCCTCGGTGGGTGACGGCGAGGCCGTGGCAGGCTCCGCGTGGGTGTCCCCGGAGGCCCGCTCCTCGTGGGAGCGCAGGGGCTACCGCCTCTCGGAGTCCGTCCGCTGGCAGGGGGAGGGGACGCCGACCTCGGCCCAGCTCTCGCTACAGGCCGCCAACGCGCTGGCGGCGGCGCAGGGGGCCACGAGGCGCTGGACGCTCTCGGTGGGCTACATGGACGCGAGGGCGGGGGACGTGGCCCGGCTGAGGCTCCGCGACGGGTGGCACAAGGTGCTGGTGCAGACGGTGGAGACGGACCTATCGGACCGCACGCAGGCCCTGACGCTGAAGGAGGTATAGGTGGACTACATCGAGGCCGCCATGAGGATGCTGGGGCGCACCGGCTCCTCGCAGGGGGCGCGGCACGTGACCAACGCGCACGCCGTCACCGGCACCGCGGTGGGGGACTCCGAGGACGGCACCGTGCTCGTGGATCTCGGCGGGGACGTGACCACCGGGGACGGCTCCCAGTACGTGGAGGTCCAGACGGACGCCAACGTGCTCGAGGGTGACCGGGTGGACGTGCTCCTCGTGGGGGAGTCCGGCCACGGCATGTCCCCCGTGGTCTACGGGGTGCCGGGGGGAGGTGACCGCATGGCCGCCGCCGTGCAGGACGCCCACGACCTCGCGGCATCCGTCGAGGGCATCGCGCAGGAGGCCGCAGCCGAGGTCGAGCAGGTCAGGCAGGACGTGGCCGACTTCCGCGATGACGTGGCGACCACATACGCCACCAAGGTCGAGCGCGAGGACGGCGACGATGCCGTCAAGACGTGGGTCACCACCAACTACACCAACAGCAACGACCTAGCCACCACCTATGCCACCAAGACGCTCGTCTCCCAGACCAAGGACGCCATCGAGTTGGCAGCTTCCCAGACCTACGAGACGCAGACGGACGCCGCCGCCACCTACGCAACCAAGTCCGCGCTCACCGTCGGGCTAGACGGCATCAGGTCCGAGGTGGCGGAGGATTATCAGCCAAAGGGTGACTACGCGACCACCGCGAGCATGAACAGCGCCATCCAGCAGAGCGCGTCGAGCATCGAGAGCAGCGTGGCCGCGACCTACGAGACGAAGAGCGACGCAGCCGCCACGTATGCGACGAAGACCGAGGTCCAGCAGACGGCATCCGGTCTGGACACCCGTATCACGACGGCCCAGAGCACGGCAGACGGGGCGTATCTTGAGCGAACCGCCACCGGAACCACCATCGACACCACGGGCGCGGCGACCATCCGCTCGCTCGTGGTCGAGGGCCAGTCCGTGCAGGACGGCACGCCCACGCCTGACGCACCCGTGCCGATAGTGAGCGTGGAGTCGTACCAGCCCAACGGCTGCGTGACGCTCGTGGCTGGCAGCACCCGCACCGACATAGACCTGCAAGGCCACGCCCTGCGCTCGCTGCCAGACGGAACGCACGACGAGATGGCCGTGGACTCGCTTGGGCACGTGACCATGACTCAGCGGGTGGGAGAAGCGACCATCAATGGCAGTGAGGGCTTCGCGTGGATTCTCGGAACCACCCAGCTCGGTGATAAGACAGTAGTGCACGTCACCAAGGCATCGTGGGCGACGAAGTTCGGCGCAGTGGCGAACGTAGTAGCAATGGCAACGGGAAGGAGAAACGTAATCTGCGACCGCTTGCCAGCAAACGGCGTGGCATACAACACGTGGGATGGCCCAGCTATACAGGTTTGGCCAGATAACTCGGCTGCGTTCATGATTTGTGTAGGTCAGAGCTTCTCAACATCGGCAGACTTCAACACGTGGCTGCAATCGAACCCGCTGACAGTGCTCTACCCGCTCGCTACGCCACAGACCATCGATCTCGGTACCATCGACCTCCCGACACCAGCCGACACGCTCTGGCTCGACGCGGCGCTCGTGCCGACGATTGAAGCGACGTGGTGGACGGTTGACGGCATTGCCGGACAGCAAGCCCTCGATGCCGAGGTCACCGAGCGGCAGACGCTCATCAGACAGTTCTCGGGCGGCGTGCTTGCGGGCTACGTCGGCAACGCCATCGCGGCGCTGGTCAACGCGGCTGGCTCGTTCGATGTGGTGCGAACGGCGTGGAGCGGTGGCGTGCCGTCGATACTCGGTACCCTTGCACGGTACGCGGCCAGCGGAATCTCGCTGTTCGACGCGGCTGGCAACACCCTCGCCGAGTTCGCCAGCGACCACGTGCGAATCGGCGGGGACGTGCCGGACGGAACGGGCGTGGAGTCCGCCGTCCAGTTCTTCGACCAGA